CCGTTCCTCGACGCTGGTATCCCTGTCGGTGTGTGCTACACCAACTGGTCGGCAACCGTTCTTCCGTATAGCAACAGCCGGTCTGCACTGGAACACTACTGGCCTGGCGATGAGTGGGCGGACTTCATCGCGATCGACGAGTATCCCGCAGGTGAGATCAGCAGCACCAAGGATGCTCTGCCGATGGACCAGCGTGCACGACGACTGGTGCACTTCGCCGACAACCACGAGAAGCCCATCAGCCTGACGGAGTTCGGGGTGGATGGCACCTGGGACGTCCTCAAGGCAGAACGATGGTTCAGGTCGGTAACTGACTGGGCCCTCATGCGCGAGCAGCAGGGGCTTCCCCTCAGGGACATCTGCTACTTCCACGCGGATGTCGGTGGCAGCTTCTGGCTGGACAACCACCCCGAGTATGTGCAGGCCTACAGGGACCTCTACGACCTGGTGGGGGCATAGATGGCTAAGGCTGGGTACTCAGCAGTTACGGGCGCAGCAGTTGCACTGTCTGCGGGTGTTGCTAAGTCCATCCTGGGCGTTCGTGGTAACGCAGCCTTCGGGATCGACCTGAAGAAGTTCTCCGTGAGCTTCGACGGCGTCACGGCTACCGCTGTGCCGGTGCTGGTGGAGATCTGCTACGCGACGTTCGCGACGAACGCGCCGGGCACTGCATCGACCTCGGTGACGCCTACACAGATCTACGGTCGCAGCGTTGTCCACGGCGTGACGGCTGCTCGTACCTGGACAACCGAGCCGACTGTCCTTACCACAGTGAGGCATCTGCTGCTGAGTCCCAACGGCGGTGTCGTCCTGTATGACTGGCCACTCGGTGACACTCCTGATTCAGCGGTGTCCGAGGGGTACGTGATCCGCTGTACAGCGCCTGCAGCTGTGAACGCATACGCCGGTCTCTGGTGGGAGCGCTGCTAGATGCCGATCGCGTTCCGTGCGGCGGCCACCCCCGGTTACCAGAATGCGGGGACGACGGTCGACGCCACGCTCCCCGCGTCGGCGCAGGTCGGCGATGTAGTGCTTGCGTTCCAGGCACTGTCAGATGTGATCATCGGTGACCCGTCGATCTCTGGTGGCGGGGGTGGCGGCTCGTGGAACGTCCTCGGCGCTGGGGTGGTAGACGACAACAACTGCCGGACAAAGGTCTGGTGGCGGTCGGTAGTGTCTGGTGATGCTGGGGCAACCATCACAGCATCGTGGACAGCGTCAGGCAAGGGTGGGCTACTACTAGCTGCCTGGTCCGGCGTACATCTGACGAGCCCCATTGATACCTCTGCGACGACGACTGAGACGGGTACCGACGCCACGCACGACGCGCCGGGCGTCACGCCCGGCTTCGCGGGCTGCTGGGTCGTGGAGTACGTCGCGCAGCGCTCCGGCGCCATCACATCGTTCGCAGCACCTGTTGGCCGTACAGAGCGTGCCGAGCAGCTTGGTACGGGCGCAGGTACTGTTTGCCAGATCATTGCAGACTCGAACGGGTCAGTGACGCAGGGCGTAGCATCGGGAGTAACCACCTACACTAGCGACCTGGCCTCTGCGAACGCGGTAGGCTGGTCGGTCAGCCTGCGTCCTGCTGAAGATGCATCTGGTAGGTCCCGAACGCTGGTGCACTCAGGTGCAGTACAACGAGCAGCTTCCTGGTAGGAGGGGACTATGGCACGTCTGGGACGTGGGCAGCCTAACCGTCCTATCGTACGACGCACTGCAGTAGTAGCCCAGACCTTCCAGGTTAGCGTAGACGATGCTGTAGGACTCGTAGACACGCTAGCTACAGCGTCTACCTTCTCGCGGACATTTAGTCACGACATAGGCCTGATCGATGCCAACGCGGCATCGATCACCTACTCCTGGACGGGCGTAGAGGATGTCGGCAGCACTGATGCACTGGCGTTGGCAGCCACGTACCACAGGGCGGTTGCAGACGACGCAGGTCTGTCTGACACTGTATCGATCGCTGTTACGCACGCACGTGTTGTAGCCGATGATGGTGGCCTCGCGGACTCCCTGAGCACACAGGTCGCACGTACATTCGATACTACCGACGACATAGGACTGTCCGACACGTCCGAGCTTGCTAGGGTCACTGACCTTAGTCAGGATGACGACGCAGGTGTTGCAGACAGCCTTGAGATCAGTTCCACGGGCGCTCAGGTTCTGAGTGACGGCGTCGGCCTCACTGATGCGCTCAGTGTAAGTGTAACTCGGTCGATCAGCTTTAACCTAGACACCGTGGGGCTTGCAGACGATTTGCTTATGGGTCTTGGCTCCGTCGAGACGCTTAGCGATAATGCCGGTCTGACCGACACGTTTGCCAAGTCCACGACGTTTAGCAGAACCAGGAATGAGTCTGTAGGGCTTGCAGACACCCTTGAGGCTGCGTCAATATTTGGCGTCAACGTCAATGATGACACTGGCCTCGCCGGCACAGCTAGTCGCAAGCTGAGTAAGGCTCTTGCTGAAGACGTCGGGTTGGTGGACACACTATCCCTGACGCTCTCCAAGGGTATCAGTGACGACGCAGGTGTTGCAGACACGTTCTCACGGGCGGTAACGTTTGGCCGTGTAAGGAACGAGAACGTTGGACTTGTTGACAGCCTGTCTATCGGTCTCACGATCACGCGTATTGTCGATGACGGTACTGGCACCACCGACAGCCTCACGCGCATATGGCGAAGGTCTGTCGGCGAGGATGTAGGCCTTACAGATAGCATTGCTGTCGGTCGCATCTTCGACTGGCTGATCACCGACCAAGTGGGCCTAGGGGACACAGCAGCAACAAGCCGTGTTATCCGGCGTGCGCTGAATGAGTGGGGCGTCCAGTACGACGACGTGTCCTGGGGCTGGGTGTACAACGTAGCACCCGCTGACGGCGTCGGTCTTGCTGACACAGCTAGACTAGCACAGACGACACCTCGAGCAGTATCCGAGTCGTCTGGGCTTTCAGATGCTGTGTCACTGGTGATCACAAGGCACGTACAGCAGAGCGATGCTGCGGGTCTTGTTGATGCCGTGAGTCTGGCACTGACGTACAGACGTGGGTTGGCCGATAGCACCGGTCTCTCCGACGGACCTGTTAGCCAGGAAGTAACGTTTGCACAGACCCACAGGGTGGCGATCTCTGACCACGCGGGGTTGACAGACGTCTTGCTTAGGGTGACAGCCTTCCTCTTCATCGCTAAGCGGCTTGAGGAGTACTGGAAGCTTGATGGTATGGAAGAGAACTGGGATCTAGGGGAGCTGACAAGTGAGCCAGGATAGTAGAGTTATGTCAGCGATGAGTACGCAGTACATCCTGGTCCCCATCGAAGGCAGGGATGACAACGGCATCATCAATCCCACGACGTTCCCCGTCGAGTTTGCCTTTCTGCCCCAAGACACTACGCCATCAGCTCTGACCACCTGGCACGCTGGTACCTGGTACACCGTGTCTCAGGACTTCCTCCCCAACATCTACAAGGCGGCCATCCTGATAGGACCCAGCACCGCAGTAGTGCTGACGCCCGGGTCCTGGGATGTCTGGATTCGCATCACGCATGCGGTAGAGCAGCCCGTAGAAAAGGCTGCAACGATCCTCATCATCTGAGCGCAAGAGACTCAAAGGAGAATCTCAAGATCCTCACGGGTACGTGTTAGTGCGTGAGACGCGGTTTTCCAAAGTCTCTAGCGATCTCGTAAAGTCTTATATATGTCTCTGAGCTAGCGCTCAGAGCTAGCTAGGGAGTGTGAGATGCGCAGACTGCTAAAGCGTATCATACGCAGGCTGTTCCCAGGGCGCTATGCTCAAGGAGGTGACGTACAGGCCCACAAGGACCGCGGGAACATACGCATCATCATCAGGTGACTCACGCCCGTGTGGATATGGGCTACGCCAAGGGCGCGGACTAGTAGCACTGCATAACGTTACGAAGTGTTACTTTTTTGTGGCCTTCCAGAAAGTACTCTGTGATAATAGAGGTAGCGAAGGAGGTGCAATGGCTACTAGCTACGGTTACTGGGTCGATCTGCAGGCAACACCGTTGTCTGACATAGACGACTCTGGGGCCTGGATTCAGGCCTTTCCCGAAGGCACGTACCAGCACCCTTTGTTCGGCGAGATGAAGTTCGATGCATCTCGGTTGCAGCGGTTCGCCGCAGGCGTGGCTACGAATGTTCGAGGTACTGACCTCGACATCGATTACGACCACAAGATGCACACTGGCGAAGCTGCTGGGTGGGTCCGCGAAGCTGAGTACAGGCCAGGTCAAGGTCTACACATCAAGGTGGACTGGACGCCTAAGGCCCGTGAGGCCATCAAGAACGGGGAGTACAGGTACTTCTCTCCCGAGTTCATGGATGAGTGGACGCACCCGAAGACGGGTAAGACTCACAAGGACGTGCTCAATGGCGGAGCACTCACCAACAGGCCGTTCCTCAAGGACATCCTGCCCGTCAACCTCTCCGAGCTGATGCACGACGATCAGCTCAACAACCCGCCTTCGAACGAAGGGAACCTAATGGACCCGAAGGAGCTGCGTAAGGCTCTGGGTCTCGCTGAGTCGGCGACGGATGCCGAGGTGACGGCGAAGCTCACTGAGCTGCGCCAGCTCCACACGGTTCTGCAGTCGACCCCGAACCCGGGCACGCCGCCCACCCCCAGCCCGTCGCCTGCCCCGCAGCCGCCGGCTCCGACCCCGACTCCGACGCCTACGACGCCGCCTGTTGAGCAGCGCACTGTGCAGCAGATGCTCGCGGAGCTCAGCGACGTCAACAAGGATCACCCGGCTGTCAAGATGCTGACCCAGATCATGGAGCAGCAGCGGACGACGATCGAGCAGCAGCAGAAGGCTCTGCGGGAGATCGAAGTCGAGAACATGCTGTCGGAGCTGGACCGGGGTAAGAAGTTCGCTGTGCCGCCGGCTGTCACTGAGCAGCTGCGTGAGATCCTGCTGAAGTCGAGCAAGGAGTTCGGCGAGCAGGTCTACAGTGCCTACAAGGCCACGCTCGAGCTGGGTGTCGTCGACCTGAACGAGCACGGCTGGCAGCGTCGTGGTGAGGCTGTCTCGGCCTCGCAGGCGCTCAATGCTGAGGTCGCCAAGCTGATGGAGGCCGACAAGAACCTGTCCTACCGCGACGCTTATGACGAGGTTGCGCGGCAGCGCCCCGACCTCGCTCAGGCCGTTCGTGAGGACAGCTACATCAAGGGCGGTGCCTGATGCCTGGGGCTGACCACATCCTCGACAAGTCGTTCCTGATGACGGGCTCTAGTGCTGTCGCTCTTGGCACCGTAGCCAAGGTCGCGACGGGCACGACGCTGCAGCCTGCCCAGGCCGCACTGGCGACTGCTGCCACCGACATCATCGTTGGTGTCTTCCAGGAGAACGTCGACGCCGACAAGGTGACGACGGGCAAGGCCTACGTCAACGTGCGTATGATGGGCATCTCGCACGCTATCGCGGGCGGCGCTGTTGCCATGGGTGACTATGTCACCGCGACCACTGGTGGGAAGATGATCACCACGACCACTGCGGCTAACCGAGTGGTCGGTATGGCCATGAGCGCTGCTGCAGCTGACGGCGACATCTTCACCGTCTTCCTCATGATCGGTTCGAAGGTGGGTGCCTGATGCCTGTCTACAGCCCGACTGGTAGCGGGAACATCCACTACGATGTTCCGCTCACCAACATCTCGGTCGCCTGGACTACGGGCGGCCTGGTCGGGGACGTGCTGTTCCCGCCCGTTACGGTTCAGAAGCAGTCGAACAAGTACTACATCTTCCAGGGCCGCGAAAGCTGGTACCCGTCGTTCGATGATGCTCGTGCTCCGGGCGCTGAGGCGAACGAGGTTCCTGGTCTGACGGTCTCGCTCGACACGTACTACGCTCAGGAGCACGCGCTCCAGATCGCAGTGACGGACGAAGAGCGTGAGAACGCGGACACCCAGTTCGCGCCCGACGCCGACGGTGCTGAGCTGCTGGCCTCGAGGATCGCCCTCGGACGTGAGTACCGGATCTACAACGTCGCGACCACCGCGTCGAACTACCACTCGACGCTGCAGGCTGTGCCGGGTACCACCGCAGGCTTCGGTCCGCAGTGGGACTCCTCGGCCAACGCGACCCCGATTCGGGACATCCGCACGGCGCAGCGGCTGATCCACAAGCTGTCGTTCCTTGAGACGAACGTGGCTGTGATCCCTTACCGGGTCATGTCCGCGCTCGAGGACAGCGACGACCTGATCGGGCGCATCCAGTACGTCGAGCGTGCTGTGCTGACTCCCGACCTCGTTGCGTCCCTGATGGGACTCCAGCGCGTCGTGGTTCCCGGTTTCGGATATGCGACGAACAACCCGGGTCAGACGCTGGCGATCTCGTACCTCTGGAACAACGAGGTCGTGCTGGCGTACAACCCGCCGCGTCCTGGCCTCAAGACGCCGGCGTACGGCTACGAGTTCGTCTGGGGCTTCGGTGGTGCGGACCAGATCGTCGACCGCTGGCGCGAGGAGCGCAGGGCGTCCGACGTCATCCGTACGCGGCGTCGCTACGACCTCAAGCTGATCGGCAAGGACACCAACGGCAAGTCCATCTGCGGGTTCCTGTTCACGAGCGTTCTCAGCTCCGGGTTCCTGGGCTAAGGGGAGGTGTAGCAAGTGGCCAAGGAATTCGTGGCCTACACGGCACTGGGGGACTATCAGCCCGGTGACGTGGTCAACCCTGGTAACTGGTCCGAGGAAGAGTGGGCCTACATGGTGGAGCACGAGGTCGTCGTTCCGAAGAACTCGCCGAACGACCCCAACGTGCTCAAGGAGAACCAGACCAGGATCGCCAGCGGCATGCTCGGCGAGGGCGTGCAGAACGCTGAAGAGAACATCAAGGCGGCCAAGCGTGCGGAGGCCCTCGAGGCGCACCGTGAGGCATCCGGTGAGGATGCTCCGCGAGGCACCGAGGGTCCTGTGAACGAGACCGAGCGCGCCAAGATGGGTGCGGAGGCCTACAAGGCTTCCAAGTCCACGGAGGACGGGCAGGAGACCGGCTCTACGGCTCCAGGTGCTACCACCAGCAGCACGCCCGCCAAGCCTGCGACGAAGCCCGAGGCGACGAAGCCTGCTCCGAAGAAGGAGTAGTCCATGGGTCTCAAGAGTGACATCGTCACCCTCGTCAGCGGCTCGGTAGTTACCGCTACGGGTCAGACGTCTACGGTTGACATCAGCGGCTACGAGGACCTGGCTGTCCTCGTGAGCGTGGCGTCCGTCTCGGGCACTACGCCGTCGCTGACGCCGTACCTGCAGATCAGCCCCGACGGCGGTACGACGTGGTTCGGCACTGCTAGCGGTCCGGCTGGCGGTAGTGCCATGACGGCCAACGGTCAGCAGTACATCGGTGTCAGTGGCAACTACCTGGGTGGACGAGCTCGTCTCGCCTACACGGTGAGTGGCACTACGCCGTCGTTCACGCTGACCGCGTGGCTGATGGCAAGGCGGTGACATATGGGGCGCAAGAGTGATGCGGTCCTCGTTCACGCCTCCGCTGCCCGTACTGCGTCAGGTACGGGCAGCATCACCACCGACCTGAGTGCCTACGAGACTGGGGCTCTACTAGTCAGCGTCACGGCTGCGTCCGGTACCACGCCGACGCTCATGCCGTACCTGCAGGTGAGTCCCAACAACGGCAGCACGTGGTTCGGTTCCGCTGCGTCGGCTACCAGTACGCCTGTCAAGGCAGGCAGCGACATCACTGCCACCGGTCAGTACTACTATGACCTGGCTGGCTACGCTGGTGGTCTGGCTCGCCTGGCCTGGACAATCGGGGGAACCAGTCCGTCGTTCACCTTCGCGGCCTGGCTGATCGTTCGCCGGTAAGACAGACGTTAGGAGAGGAGGGAGTCAGCAATGACGCACATCACCGTAGCAGAAGCTCAAGCGTGGCTGGAGTCGTCAAAGCTGACTCTCACCTCTCTTGACACCGAGCAGGAAGCCCAGATTGCTTCGCAGGTCCTAGCCCGTGTGGTGTCTGCATACCCCGAGGACGCGGTTGCATGGGTGGACAGTACTACCACTCCTAGGCTAATTCGTAGCATCATCGCCATGATGTATGCGGGTTGGTACTACGACAGGCAGTACAGCGAAAACCCCGAAGACAACTCGTACGCGGATAGACTACGTGCTGCTGCTGAGAGCCTGCTCGAGGGCATCATCGCAGGGACTATCGACGTAGTAGAAGTCGATGATCTCCCGAACATCGGACAGCCTGCGTTCTATCCCACAGATGCTAGTTCCGCTCCAGACGCCAAGCCATCGAGTACTGACCCATCTGCGGGTCCGGCACTGTTCTCAATTGGCAAGGTGTTCTAGTGGCGCCGCCTCGGGGACGTGGCGGTCCTAATCAGCCCAGTAGGTCGGGTGTACGTATTGACTTCGACCTAGAGTTCGAGTTTCGTCCTAGCATGGGCATCAGCGCTGCACGCGTTGACAAGCTGGGTCTGAATATCAAGTCTTTCCGGGAACCGTTGAAGCGGTCAATTCAGCAGGTGATGGCTCCGAGCTTCCGAAAGAACTTCGACGTAGGTGGGCGGCCGAAGTGGGAGCCTCTGGCAGACTACACCATCGAGAAGCGTGACAGTGCTACCCCGGTACTCATACGATCTGGACTGCTACGACGTACGATCGGCCAGTTCAACATTTGGACTGTCGACACCCAGAAGGCAGCCATCCTCGACTTGCCTCAGAAGATCTGGTACGGTAAGATACACCAGGGCGGCTATGGCAGTCGTACGAGGCGAGGTAGTACGGGTCGAACGAAGGGCCAGATAAAGGCGGCACACATTCCTGCGCGACCGTTTGTGCTTATTCAGACAGAGGACTACGCAGGGATCGATCGCGTCTTCGAACGTTGGCTATACGAGCGCATGATCGGGTCTGGTGCCTTTACTGGTAGAGGTGGCAGACGATGACGCTTACAGATAGAGTTGACACCATAACGCTAGCTGTCCAGGACAAGCTAGAACTCAACATGTCTGCGCTACCTGGTAACGTTCAGGATGTCTGGCTGGGAGATCAAGACAGACTGCCTAGGACACCGTGTCTTACGGTAGAGCCTGGGAATAAAGTTCGGGAGTACAACGGGGCGCCTCGACGCTTCTCCGTGTCACAAGACACTTACGTAGTCTGTTACGTAGAGTGTGTACAGAGCGCTAAGGACAACGTAGAACTGCTGATGCAGGTGTCCGAGGGCGTCGAAGAGGTCTTGCACTCCGATGCGCAACTGGACGGCTTAGTCGTCAGTAGCTTTGTAGTGCAGACTGAGATGGGGTTTGCTGACCGTGGCGGAACGAAGTTGCGTGCAGCGCGTCTGACCTTCCGTACCACTAGCCAGGTAATGCTCCCGTACGGGTAAGGAGCCGTAGTGCCGTACATAGTGAAAGTGAACATGCCAAACCTCCAGCCCGGTGAGAAAGTGCTAGTGCACGGTCTCGGCGAGCTAGAGAACGGAAAGACTGTTCGGGTGAGCGATCACCAGGCGGACGCGTTTCGAGCACTGAACGCCACACCGGTCACTGAGGGCGGTGCTGTGCGGCTGGAGCTGGGTGCTCCTCTGGACGAGACCAACTTCCCGAGTGGTATCGAAGTGGTGCACGAGAGCACTACTCAGGAAGAGCAGAGCGCTCCTGAGGACAACGAGGAGGGTAGCTAATGGCTCCGGGCATTGGCGCAGGTGGCATCGTCGGCATTGCCCTCGAGTCCACGCCGGGCACGTATGTGGCCCCGCAGAAGTTCATCCCTGTGCAGAACGAGTCGCTGAAGTGGGAGCAGGAGACGAACTGGCGCAGGCCGATTCGTCAGGTGGCAGGCGTGGTGGGTGCCGTAGCGGGACGCGGCCACGTTGAAGGCTCCATCGAGTCCGAAGCGTTCGAGGACATCATCCCGTACTTCATGTACTGCTCGCGCATGAGCGTTGTGAAGACGGGCACGACCAACTTCACGTACACAGGTACGCCTACCGCTGCAGCAATCCCGACGAAGACTATGTCGGTGACTGTTGTTCGTAACGGTGTGACGTTCGGTTACGTCGGTGTTATCGTGGGCAGCTTCACGCTGACTGTCGACAATGACATGCTGATGTACAACGTCGACCTGTTCGGTACCAACGAGGCTTCGCAGTCGGCGCCCACGGCTACTTGGCCTACGACGGTACCGTTCGGACACGGACAGTACAATGTCCAGATTCCGACTACCGTGCAGGTGTTCGATACCGACGGATTCGAGTTCACCGTCGACGACTCTGCAGAGGTCCAGTACCGCCTGAAGAGCTCGCCCGGTTCGCAGTTCACCTCCTACGGCGAGCGCTCGGTCGAGCTGTCTACGGAACGTGACTTCGAGGACAGGACCGAGTACGACGCCTTCAAGGCGCTCACGTCGGAGTCCGTTACGATCCTCGCTTCCAAGGGGGCGAACAACCAAGTTCAGATCAACGTGCCGGCTGCGATCAAGGACACCTACGAACTGGGTCTGAGCGGTCAGGGTGACCTGCTCCGAGCCTCAGTGAAGTGGAACGGTGTTACTGACGCGCTCGGTAAGGACTACGAGCTCGTAGTCAAGTGTCAGGAAGACATCACCCTGTAAGGGTTGATGTATGGCATCACTAGTTTGAAGGGAACTAGCATGCCTAAGGCAGTAGTCAATCTCAGCAGTACGGAGAAGCACCCGCTGAAGACGTGCCCCGGTGGGTGGGTCGAGTTGCGTAGGCTCTCATACGGCCAAAAGCTCGAGCGTCAGTCCCTGGCCATGCAGTCGTCCATTCGTGGCGAAGGCAAGAAGGCCGAGATGAACATGACGATGATGCAGCAGCTCGTGACCTCGTACGAGTTCAAGCACTGCGTCGCCGATCATAACCTCGAGGACGACAACGGCGAGAAGCTTGACTTCCGCAACTCTCAGAACGTCTTCGCTCTGGACCCTCGGATCGGTGAGGAGATCGAAACCCTCATCGAGCGCATGAACAACTTCGAAGCGGGTGAAGAGGCGGAAAACTCCGATTCCGGGTCAGAGCAGCAGTAGTCTTCGATTCCACGAAGACACCTGACCCGGATGTTCAAGCCGTAATTCACCTAGGCATGCTGTGCGACAAGTTCAAGAGCTTGCCCGGCCCAGGTGGAGTACTCAACCAAGACAGTTACCACGTCTGGCTACTGACCCTGTACGTGGAAGCATTGGCGGAGCGTCGGCAAAAGGAAGCAAAGGAAAGCGAGTCGGAAGCTCGCGCAGCCAGTAGGAGGCGTTAGGTGGCTCTCGGTGTCAGGGAACTCCTGCTGGTGATCAGGGCCCGAGATGAGGCATCTCGGGCCCTGCACAGCATGTCACGATCTATGCGGCAGGTAGACCGTGACACCCGAAGGGCTGCAGACGCTCAGATTGAGCGCGGACGTGCGTTGAGCTCCCTGGGCGTCGGCATCATGGCTGTCGGCGCTGCAGGGGCCAAGGTCATGTATGACTGGGTCAAGGCAGCTGTAGCGTACAACCAGGCATCAGCTAAGACCCTGACCCAG